GTCTGTTGCAGAGGGTACAGAGCTTCCAGAACCCGCTTCAAAAAGTGCAAGCACGACTCAACACAGAAACAGTTCTTCGTCTGGATCTTCTGGATACGCATCTCAGGATGAGGCTGGCGGCGGTTCTGCTGCGGGGGCGACCGGAGCAGACCCTGCTGCTACATTTACAGGATCCGCAAATGCTAGTATGGATCTCTTGACTCTGGTTAAATCGTTCGAAGGATTTAGTGAGTATCCATATGAGGACTTCGGGCAATGGTCTATCGGATATGGAACTGGAGTCGGCCCTTCTTCGCAACCGCCAAGAAATCCTGGGCCAATCACTGAAGAAGATGCGACGAGCCTTCTTCAGCAGGAACTACAGAGATTCATTGTTAACGTTGAATCCATCAACAGCCGCGGAAACTATAACTGGTCTCAGGAGTCAAAGGATGCTCTCACGAGCTTTGCATATAACATAGGAAGCATCAACCAATTGACAGAGAATGGTACTCGCACCAATCAAGTCATCGCTGCAAAGATGCTCGAGTATGTCAATGCAGGCGGAGTTCCGAACAACGGGTTAATACAAAGAAGAACTATTGAGAGACAGAAGTTCTTAAACGGTCTTGGCGGATCTTCATCTACTTCTAACGTATCTTAATAAAAGAGGCACTACATGACGACGAGTGGAATATGCAACAGAAGAAACTGTGTAACTCGAGTAGGCTCAACTGGTGAAGTTGTAGAGCTTGAGATACCTGCTGCTATCGACGTTGGCGAATTTAATTCAAGCAACGTTGCAAGCCTATTAAGTCAATACCAGATCGGAGTCGTATCCTCGCCGGGAGATAACGATCCGATAACAAAACTTAGCCGTGAGTATGGATCGGACCCGTTCTATTCTGCTGTATCCGCTGTGAATCAATATTTTTTAAGAGACGACGTAAAATCTCTCATAAAGATTGAGGACCATCCTCTGCTCACGGAACGCGTAGAGACTGGAATTGCGTTCACGCCTATAGAGATAGCGGAATTCATTACGCAGTTTGGATACACGCCACTTGGATTGTCAACTGCATCCGCAGTTACATCTGTTAAGCTAGTAAACGAGTTTGAAGCTTTCTATACGAAAAACTTTACTCAAAGCTCAATGGGGAGCTTTTGTTCTCTTCTACCTAACATATTCGGAGCCATAGGAGCGTTCTTTTCTGCTCTCGATGGATTGACTGACCTAGTGAATAAGCTAAAAAACTTCTCTCTTAACTTTTCCCTCAAGGCTCTCTTGGATCGCCTCAAGTCAAACATAACGAAAGTAATAGACAAGGTTATCGACAAGGTCAAGAACATCGTTGAAAACTTCTCTCTCGATAATATCCTATCCGATATTAAGTCTTTTGTAAATGAGAAGATCGGCGCTCAGTTTCAGAAGATAAAAGAAACAGCAATGAGGTTTTTTGATAAAGCAAACGTTGATGTATTTAAGAAAAAGATCGAGTCGTTAATAGATTATGCAACAAACGTATTTAAGGACCCAAAGATAGAGGACGTTCAATTTCTTCTATTTAGATTCTGCGGTTTCATATCACAGGTCGAGAACGGAATAAATGCTATCAAGAATCCTCTTGACGATTTCGCGAATTCATATAAGAATGCGGCTCAGACGCTGAGTGCATCATCAGCGAGAAACACAGTCCGTGCTGTAACAGCAGGTGCTATACGTTACGAGCAACCTGTTCGTGAAGCTGGAATAAATACAGCAATGGATAGGTATGAAGCAGTCGGTAACCCACCACCATTAACTGCTGGAGAGTTTGGCGATATCACACCTTGGAACGATGGTAATGGCGACTCAAGAATAAGTTTCTCTGGTAGATGGAAGACGGTACTTGGAAGAGATGGATGGGAAAGAGTTGATCCTCGAGCAAGAGCGATGTTGATGAGAGTTCAAAGAGAGTTTGGCCGCCGTATAAACGTAAACAGTGGTTACAGATCTCCAGAATACAATGCTTCGCTGAGTGGATCCGCAAAGAATTCCTACCATATGCAAGGAATGGCAATGGACATATCATGGCCTGGAATCAATGCAACTACGAGGGAAGAATTTGTAAGAATCGCGCGTGCACAGGGATTTAGAGGAATAGGAAGATACGGTCCTTCAGCAGGAAACTTCGTTCACATAGATATAGGACCAGAACGAACTTGGTCAAAAGGAATCTAAATGGTAGTTCAGTTAATCACACCGGTTCGTAAAAGACAGAACCTATATGCAGACTTTCATAAGGATCTTACTCAAAATCCTATATCAGAAGACCTTGCTCTAAAGAGAGATGACGAAGCGGTAAAAGAAGCAATTAAGAACCTCATTCTAACGGATAGAGGAGAGAGGTTAATGCAGCCTCTCCTTGGCAGTAGTATTCGTTCTATGCTGTTTGAAAACAACACGCCTGGAACGATAAAAGTTATTCAAGAAATGATTAAGGAAACGATCAACACGTATGAACCAAGAGCCACGCTCTTGGACGTAATCGTTCAGTCTTCTCTTGATGATAACGTAGTAGAGGTCGCAATATACTTTTACATAAATAATGTTGAACAGCCAATTACGTTAAATGTATTTCTAGAGAGGACTAGATAAAGATGGCAACCAAACCAATTAACGAGCTGGACTTCGCGGCCATAAAGAATCAGTTCATAACCTATTTAAGAAATCAGACTCAGTTCAAAGATTACAACTTTGAAGGCTCGAATATGAGCGTGCTTCTTGATGTTCTTTCTTACAATACGTATATGAATAACTTCTATACGAACATGGCGATCAACGAGATGTTCCTCGACTCAGCGGTTCTTAAGAACTCCGTTGTATCTCATGCAAAGGAACTTAATTATCTCCCTCGTTCTAGAACATCGGCAAAGGCGGTCGTAAATCTTAGTATCGTTGATTCGGCAGAAAAGACTCAAACTATTACGATACCTCGTTTTACAGAATTTAGAACAAACTATCAAGGCATCGCATACAACTTTGTTACGAACCAATCATACATAGCAAGAAGAACGTCAGGAAGCACGTTTGTTGCGACGAATGTAGAAATATTCGAGGGAGAGATCCTTACCAACTTCGAGAAGGACGGTTTCTTCCTCGATGATCAAAACTTCCTTCGTTGTAACCTAACGAATGACAACATAGACACGAGCACGATAGAAGTGTTCGTTGACGACGAAGCTACCGAAGGGCAGAACCAATTCTTCTACACCGCAGATATCTTTGGTGTAACTCCAACGAGTAAGGTGTTCTATCTCGATCCTTACTTTGATGATCGCTACTCGATATACTTTGGTAGAAACGTTTATGGTGAACAGCCTCTGCCAGACATCGACGTTAAAGTTCAATACCGCGTGTGTAGCGGTGAAGAACCAAACGGAGCAAACAAGTTTACGACCTCGTTTAAACCAAACGTCACCGTGACTACAGTTACTGCTGCTTCTGGTGGGTCCGAAAGAGAGAACCTTGATAGCATAAAGTTCTTTGCTCCGAAGTCGATACAGATACAAGAAAGAGCAGTAACCGCTAGCGACTACGACATTCTTTTAAGACAGCGCTTTCCTGAGATCCAATCGGTGTCTGTCTACGGAGGAGACGAGTTGGATCCTCCTCAGTATGGCAGGGTTGCCATATCCGTGAACATAGAAGGTGAAGGAGTTCTTTCAGAAACGAATAAGAACGAATATGTAAGATATCTTGCGGATAAAAGCCCACTTACGATAGAACCGGTATTTATAGATCCAGAGTTTCTATATGTTGAAACAATCGTTGACGTCACATATTCAAGAAAATTTACTACGAAGTCTACTCAGGAATTGGAATCTCTAATCCGAGCAGCAATACTGTCATACAACGCCACGAACTTGGACGACTTTGGAGAGACTCTAAGAACATCAAGACTTACATCAGCCATCGATGCGGTCGATGAAGGTATCTTGAGTAACTCTCTATGCGTAAATCCGATTATAGAATATGTACCTGTGCTAAATCTTACGCTAAACCCAAAGTTCAAATTTGAAACTCAATTGGTCAAACCTTATCCGTATAAAGCAATAAATGGGTTCTCAGACTTTAAACCATCTATCGTGAGTACAACCTTTACATATCGCGGCATTCTTTCCAGGCTCCAAGACGACGGCGCAGGAAATATGCAGATCATAAGCGCAAGTTCGGCTAACATAGAAATTCTTAAACCCTCTATCGGTACTGTTGACTATTCTACCGGAGAGGTAAAACTCATTAACTTCGCGGTCGAATCTTTCACTGGAAACGCGATTAAGATATATGCAGCATCTACTTCTGTTGATGTAAAATCACCCAAGAGCCGTATTCTTAGAATCAGAGATGAAGACATAACAGTTAACTTCATAGAGTCGAACTAATGACTATAGATAAGTTCATATCCTTTCATATAGAAAAGCAGTTTCCTGCGATATATCGTGAGGATGGTCAAGAGCTCGTGCAGTTTGCAAAGGAATACTATAAGTTCCTTGAAACTACCACGAACCAGTCTCTATACAATTCAAGAAGACTCTATGAGTATCGTGACATAGACACGACTCTTAGTAGAATGCTTCTTTTCTTTAAGAATAAGTATCTTTCGGATCTTCCGTTCGATGACTCCACGGTAAGAATCGTCGTAAAAAACATACTTGGTCTGTATCGAAGAAAAGGTACGAAAGATGGTCTAGAACTCTTTTTTCGTCTCTTTTATAACGAAGACATAAAGCTTTACTACCCAGCAAGGGATATGCTACGTCCTTCCGATTCCGAGTGGAAAAAGGGTCGCTATCTGCAAATGATACCTAACGATGGCGTATTTACTTCTACGAAGACGACGAACAAGTATACTTACATCGACATAGTAGGAAAGACTATAGTTGGTGAAGCTTCTAGAGCAAGGGCGACCGTTGATAAGATCAATTTCATCGTAATCAATAGGACTCTAACGCCGATCATATTCATAAACGACATCGCAAACAACTTCATAGGTCTCGAAGGTATCATATGCGAGATCGACGGTATACCTATTAAGTTTGGGACTATAAATGGTTCTCTTACGCAGATTACCGTCGATACAAATTATAAGGGAACCACTGGAAACGAAATTGGCGATATAGTTACGTTTACAACTCCGTCAGAAGGCGTCGGCGCAAGAGGGCTGGTTACAGAAGTAACCGAAAACTTCACCGGTATCGTCCAATATAACATCGTAGACGGCGGTTGGGGATATTCTACGGCTAGCACAAAATTACTCGC